GCTGAGGTAGAATTGACTTCAATCCTCTCTGAGCAAATTGCTCTTGAGATTGATCGTGAGATTCTTGCGGACCTTGTAAATGGTGCAACTGCTGCAACATATTACTGGGCTCGTTCTCCCGGAATGTTTGTCAATCGCGAGACCGGTGCTGAGATTGGTGCTTCTGCTGTTGCTCCTGATTTCACCGGAACTGTTAGCGAATGGTACGAGACTCTTATCGAAACCATTAATGATGTTTCTGCACAGATTCATCGTAAGACACTTCGCGGTGGAGCCAACTATGTTGTAGTTTCTCCTGAAGTTGCTAACATCCTTGAATTCACCGCTGGGTTCCGTGCAAACGTAACTGCTGACGCTGACAAAGGTGATATTGGTGCTGTTAAAGTTGGATCACTCAGTCGTAAGTTTGATGTTATCGTTGATCCTTACTTCCCACGTAATGCTGTTCTTGTTGGACGTAAAGGAAGCTCATTCCTCGAAAGCGGATATGTTTATGCTCCATACGTACCACTACAAGTAACTCCAACTATCTTTGGGGTTGAAGACTTTGTACCTCGCAAGGGTGTAATGACTCGTTATGCTAAGAAGATGGTTCGTCCTGATATGTACGGTCTTGTTATCGTTCGTGGACTTCTTGGTGAAAGTGGCGCATAATCTTTTAGATTAGACCATTCACAGTTAAGGCCCCTTGTCTTCGGACTTGGGGCTTTTTCTATTTAAATCACTATTTATTGATAGTCATAGGAGATTTTAGATGAAACCCAAGCAAAAAAGACTTTTTGTAAAAAGACAACAAGAAGCAGCAAGAAAAGCACAAGCAGAAGCAAATGCACTCGCTGCTGAAAAGGCAAGGGAAGAAGCAGCTCGTCAAAAGCGAGAAGCTGAAGCTGCCAAGAGAAAAGCTGCCGAAGAGGCTGCAAGAAGAAAAGCTGCTGATGAAGCCAAAAAGAAGGCAGAGGCTGCAAAAAGAAAAGCCGCTGCTGCAAAAAGAAAATCTAAAGCCAAAGAGGAATAAAAAAAATAAAAAAAGATCCTCCCCAGTTTCTCCCTCGACACTTGAGTGTCGGGGGTTTTCTTTCTTCTAAAACTACTTATTAGGATTAGAGGATCATTAAATGGCATTACCAACCTTAACACCAACTTCAACAACTTCAGCAATCATCCTGCCAAGCACAGGATCTACAGATAATGTTGTATCTGCTCTTCCACTCGGAGTCTATTCGGCCTCATCACAATTTATAACAGGCGCCATGGCTCAAGTTGCTTTTACATATAAGAGACTTGGTGGCGATGTTTTAGATATTGAATTGACAGAGCAAAACATTTATGCAGCATACGAAGATGCGGTATTGGAATATTCCTATATAGTAAACACCCATCAGTCAAAGAATGCATTGGGTTCAGCTTTGGGAACTGCTACTGCTTCATTTGATCACAAAGGTGAAGTTACAGCTGGGACAGGCGTTGCTCTTAAATATCCTAAATTGACATTTGATTACGCTTTTAAGATGGGCGATAAATTTGCAACAGAGGCAGGAGTCGGCGGAACTGAATCAATCTATAGTGCTTCTATAACAACCGTTGCAGACCAGCAGGATTACGATTTACAAAGCATTGTAAGTGCTTCTTCTGCTGCTGGTGGTGTACCCTATGCTGACTTAGTTGGTGATAAAAGAATTAAAATTAGACAAGTTTATTATGTAAGTCCGAGACAGATGTGGAGATTTTACGGATATTATGGTGGGCTCAATGTTGTTGGTGATTTTCACAATTATGGACAATACTCTGATACCTCTACGTTCCAAGTAATACCAGCATGGCAAAACAAGCTTCAGGCAATCTCATATGAAGACCACCTTTATACAAGGACTTCACACTATTCTTACGAGGTTATTAATAATAAGCTGAGGTTGTACCCGATACCGCAGTCGGTATCACCAGAAAAGTTCTGGTTTAGGTTTACTATTGAGACAAATTCTCCATTTTCTGACGATACAGAGTCGGGGCAAAATGGAGTGAATAATTTAAACAATATTCCATTTGAGAACATTTCTTATGAATCTATCAATTCAATTGGAAAGCAATGGATTAGAAGATTTGCCTTGGCATTGTCCAAAGAAACCCTTGGGCAGATTAGAGGCAAATTTGGTGGGCAAGTTCCCATTCCCGGCGATAGCATTAGTCTTAATGCTTCCGATCTTCTTGGTCAGGCAAAAGAAGAACAAGCGACTCTAAGAGAAGAGTTATCTAAAGTTCTTGATGAGACTTTATATAATAAACTTATTGAGACAGATAAAAACATGGTTGAAAACCAACAAGCCATTGTCAACATGTCTCCACTTAAAATTTTTGTAGGATAAACAATGAACAATTTATTTGAAAACTGGAGAAGATATATCTCCGAGGCTGAAGAGGAAGAAATTTCACACTTGCAGGATGCACTTGATGTTCCTGTTGAGGACTATCTGTTTTCCAATATCTTTGGAAACAGGTATCGTCTTATTTCTGAATTCACCGCTCCTGATGAGGGGCCTCTTTCTGAATTAACAACCATTCTGTCTACTCATGGCTGGGAAGTGGATTTTAAAAACTTCAAGGCTCGCAAAACCATAAGAACACGAAAAAATGTTGAAGGTGAAATGGTTGATGTTGAAAGAATTGAAGAAGTCAAACTCATTAAGCTCATCAATAACATAATCACACAGCTTAATACTATCGGTGATAAAGTTAAGGCACTGAACAAAACCGAAGATAAGACCAAGCAGAAAAAAATGATTATGTCATTTGATAAGGGTTTTAACAAATTCTTCGGACAACCTGCTGCAAACATGAAACCAACCGGCGGAGAGAGCTATCCGTTTCAGTCAATCGTTTCCGATCCAGATCAGGCTCCATACTTTCTTGGAATGGTTATGACTTGGTCGCGAAGAGAGTCTATGTTAAAGAAGTCTGCCGCAAAAATGAAAAAGAATGCTGAATTTCTTGCAAAGAATAGAGAAGATATATCAAAGAACTACGAGAAGTATTTTAACGAGAAGTATTACATGGTTCTCTCAAGACATCCAATTGATGTGTTCAGAATGTCAGATCATGAAGGGTTGCAGTCGTGCCACATGCCTCCTTCTAAGAAACACATGACAGAATACGACGAATACAACATTTGTGCTCTGGCTGAGGCTCATGCTAATGGCATGATAGCATATGCAATTTCGGAAGAGTTTTTCAAGGATGCTGGAGTTGAGCCGACACAGGCGGGAATAGATAAATACGAGGATGATGAACTGTTCGCAGATCCGGATAGAAGTGTTGACGGGATCAGACCAGAAGCAAGAATAAGAGTAAAGAACCTATCCTACAGAAATGAAAGCGAACAAATAGGACTCGCTGTTCCTCAAGGTAAGATCTATGGAGATAAAGTTCCGGGTTTTATTGAACATCTTTACAATGTAACAGAAGAAGCACAAAAGGAAGAAGCCAATAAAATTATTGAGCTTGAAGGCGACACCGTTGATTATGATAAGTTCACCAGATTTGGTGGGAGCTATGAAGACAGTGGTTTCGGAGCAGAGTTTTCCATTATTAGTTTTCTTAATGGTGTTTCCGGAAAGTCGCTGACGGGTCTCGGATCAGTCAATTATGATGATGATTTAGAAGCATCGCTATCACAAGAACTTGGCAGCAGTTATGAAAGAATACAACTTATGATGACCGAGGTTGAGGAAGCAGTTGCTTATCGTAGTGGAGACCTAAACATAGATTTTGGCTTTGATGTGGAAGAGCACGGACCAGAAGATGTTTGGATTATGATGACCGTTACCATGGCTATAACAATACAAGGTAAGTTAAGGCAAGGAAAAACAATTCGTAATCTGATGGGTGAAATTGAAGAAGCATTAGAGATGGCTGAAGATCTTTATTATGAGATTCCTTCTCCAAGGGTTGTACAGGATTTGGTACCTGATGGTGAAGATGTGTTTAGAATTGTATTAGAGTGGGATGGAGAAAAAGCAAATGACCTTATTGGTGTTGAGTGGATTGATCCTCATGAGATTGAAGGAGAAATAGATTCCGCCCTTCATCATGGCAAAAACTTAACCGCTATTTTTGCATCGTCTGATGAGATGTCGGACGGACTCCCAGCCTATATTGAAGCTTATGCTGAAAAGGAAGGTGTATTTGAGGGTGAAAACTATTCGGTTCATCACTTGGTTAACCTTAATACAGAAGAAAGAGGCATCTGGGAAGTTGAAGAGCTTGAGTGGGAAGATGATCTTATTATGGGAGAGGTTCTCGGTGAAGCAAAGTTTTCTTCTAGCGGAGACATATCCATCTATCCGGATGAGATCTTGAAAGCTGCCCTTGGTGATCAATTTGATGATGAAAATATAGATCCAAGAATAATAGCCAGAGCCATTGAGCTACTGGGTGAAGTTAAAGAGCTGGGTGTTTTTGATGCTTTGGATGCTACTATTGAATTTGACGGTGAGTTTACAAAAGAAGCAATCAAGGAAGAAGATGATATCACTTTGGACATTGAATTTCGTATACAGAGAGAAGACGGCTCCACTGCAATGGAGGCAGCAAAGATGCTTGTAGACAGCGCCGAAGAAGAAATACGCGAACAAATTGAATCTTATGTGGCAAACAAGCTGAAAAACGAATTACTCGCAGAGGCGAATACAAGACCCCAAAGAACAGTAAAAATAAAAATAAGAAGGTAATAGAATGTCAGATGATAATAAGTGGTCAAAACCAGATTCTCCTCCCCCGCCGATGTTCTTCGGAGAGAAAGAAAAGAATCTTGTAAAACAAGTTAATGATGAAATTATTGAGCGAGTTGTTGGACAACAGCTTCTTTACTTTCCGATTGACATTGACCATACCAATTTTCATCCTTTATATGGAGAAGCAATTGAAAAAACATTTCTCCCACCAGTTCGTGTATTTGCAAGAGTTGAATATCAAGGTGTTGAAACAAATTTTGTTGACAACTTGGCACTTGATAAAAAGACTGGTTTAAAGATAATGTTTCACAAAAGAAGATTAACCGAAGATCAGAACCTGTTTGTACGAGAAGGTGATTTTGTAAAATACGGAAAAATCTTTTATGAAATTGTAAAATTAAATGAACCAAAACACCTTTTTGGTCAAGCCGATACACAATTTGAAATTATAGCAGATTGTATAAGAGCAAGAGACGGAGTTTTCAATGCAGAGTGAGACAAGACCAGTGAAGTTTTTAGCATCATCATTAGAAACCATTGATACAGGCATGTATGAATGGGTTGATGAAACTTTGAACCTACATACTAAAACTAATAAAGGAATCTACAAAGCGCCTGTTCTTTGGCTTGGCACTGAGAGAGTTTGGCAAATCAAAAGCGATCAGCGAATCAGAGACAAAGTTGGAAAGTTAATCCTTCCCCTTATCACTGTTAACAGATCTTCCGTGACAAAAGATCCTAATTTCAAAGGAATCTTTCAAGCACACCTTTATGAGCAGAATGATTTTAGAGGTGGTGCAACTCCTGCTGCACGATCAACCAATCAAGACCGAACCAGAGAGTTTCAAAATAATAGACAGAATAATACAACTAAAGGTAACCAACAAACAGGAAAGCAAGATGAAAACAGCGAAGTTGTTTATGATACACTAAACTCTCCAATACCTGTGTATGTTGCTGTTACTTATTCCATTACTCTGAGAACAGAATACCAACAACAAATGAATGACTTAATGCAGCCGTTCATCACATCCACTGGTCAAATCAATTCATTCTTTTTTAAAAAAGATGGTCATAGCTATGAAGCCTTCATACAACAAGACATGTCTATGAATAACAACACAACAAATCTTGGCGAAGAAGAAAGAATGTTTGAAACAAAAATAGATATAAAAGTTCAAGGGTATTTAATAGGAGAGGGGTATTCTAGGGATAAGCCTACCTTATCGCGACGACAAAATAGAGCAAAATTAGTCTTTACCGGTGAAAGGACTATGGTCGGTGATAAAATCCCTCATAAGACAAAAGACAATGATTACAAAGACTAGTGCTTTTAAGCATTAGAACTACTATTTATTGTGATAAGAATTATTTAAGGAGTTTTTAAATGCCAAGGAAATTTGATTTCATATCTCCAGATATCGTCCTTAACGAGGTTGATGAGTCTGTGCTTCCTGTTGAAGCAACTGAAGTTGGGCCTCTATTAATCGGCCAAACTGAGAGAGGACCGGCGATGAAGCCGGTAAGAGTTACAAACCTCAGCGATTTGTATGCTATCTTTGGAAATCCAATCAGCGGAAGGGGTACTTCCGATTTGGATGTATGGAGAGAAGGGAATAAAAAAGTCCCAACCTATGCAATGTATGCAGCACAAGCTCATCTTGCAGCAAACAGCACACCAGTTACAATGGTTCGCCTTCTAGGTGAAGCCGATTCAAATCAGTCATCTGGTACTAGGGTGGGCTGGAAATTAAACGGAAAGAGCGAGGCCACCGTTGCAGCTAATACAACTGCTTACGGCTTGTTCATTATGCCATCTGCATCAGCAACCACTAACCCAACCGGTTCTTTGGCTGCTATCTTTTATGCCACAGGGTCTTCTTTGCTTCTTAGTGGAAGTGATTCTCTAGGAAACGCAGGACAGAAGGCAACAGCACAATTGATAGAATCAACTGCTGGTGGAAAGTTTACCATGATTGTATCCTCTTCTTCCGGAGAAGGTAATTCAATTAGTTTTTCTTTTGACCCGAATGCAGAAGACTTTATTCGAAATAGATTCAATACCAATCCACAGAAGATTGAAGCTAGTGACAACTTTGGAACTACAAATGAATCATATTGGCTTGGAGAAACTTTTGAGCAAGCAGCCACAGATGATGTATCTGGTGGTTCTGTTACCGGAGACCAGTATGGTGTCCTTCTTCCGCTTCAAAAAGGATCACTAGAGACAGGAAACTGGGCATATCATGAGTTCGATTCTCAGCAAGCAAAGACCGGTTATTTCTTAAACCGCAAGGTTGGTGGAACTCGCGCGAAGCTTTTTCGCCTTGTCGCACACTCTGCTGGTGAGTGGGAAAGTAAAAACCTACATGTAGAGATCGGTGACCTTCGGGTAGGAAACTCTCAAAACCCTAACTCTTCATTTACTGTTAAGATTA